TTTTGACTTATTATCTTCCCCTGAGGCGGCATCTTTCCTTAACCGGGCGTCACGAATGTCTTGCAAAATCACGTAAATGAATGATCCTAAAAAGACAAATATCGGGAATAAAACAAGAATCCAAGAAACGATGGGTGTTCCATTCAGACAAATTACATTCAACAACCATGTCCAGAATACAATCACAATTACATGGATGAAAGTATGCAGCACAAAATATCCTACACTTCCTCCAAAAGACAAGAAAAAGAGGATGGAGATGAGGATGGAAAAGAAAGAAAGGATGAAGTAAATTTTAGCGGGCATGCATATCTTGGAGAAGTTCATTTTTAATAATATAATATATCATTACAAATTTTCATTATGCATAAGTATTCTTTCACGTGACATGAATCGGCGAGGGATGGGGGGAGGGCTACGAAAGTCCCATGTTTATCTTGTTCGTGGGGTAAACATATTCAAGGCATATGTCTGATTCAATCTGTAGTACGAGGGGGTGATGCGGTAATTACCGAGCTTCTTTGGGATGGATCTTTCATCATAATGAACAGCCTCCCAAGACGTTTTTGCTACACTGGGAGGAAGTCCGGGTTTATTAGGCCCTCCTCCTTGGGCTTGATTTTTGATAGAACTTGTGGACGAAACTCTTTTGGAACCACTTAAAACCATCTTTGTCTATATATGATGTCACGATAAATAAAATTCCCTTCATAAAAGGAACCAGTATTCAAGAAGTTGTTTCCTCAATAAGCGGGATGGGATTATCTTGTTCGTGGGGTAAACATATTCAAGGCATATGTCTGATTCACTCTGTAGTTAAATGGGGTGGTTCTCATGACTGCCAGCCTGTTTGGAATGGCTCTTTCGTCATAATGGATACCCACCCATGAGGATTTGCCTACACTGGTAGGGAGACCAGCCTTGTTGGGGCCTCCTCCTTGGGTTCGATTAGAAATAGAATTAATAGACGATACTCGTTTGGAACCGCTTAAAACCATTGTTTTAGATATATATATTTTAACAATATATTTTTACACGACGTGTTTGTAAAATTGAACCACAAATATTTCGAACAACAACCTCCAAACAACTTAAATACAAAATTGTATATTTTCTCAAACAATGGATGCAAAGATGGACGCAGACATTAAAGTTGTGAAAAATCAACAAGGGGTTGATACCTTTGTTTTCGAACCCTACAATCATTTAAATCGTCTCATTACAAAAGAAGAAATTGAAACGATTTTACAAAAATATGGGGTCATGCTTCCAATATTCAATTACGAAATATACAAACGTGCTTTCATACACAAGTCGTACTTAAAAAAGCCGAAAATTGAAAATGAAACCAACAATGTCATCATCGTTCCTAAACCCGATGATTGTATTCCACTCTTTACAAAATCGAATGAAAGACTCGAATTTATTGGCGATGGCGTCCTTGAATGCGTCACAAAATTTTATCTATACAAACGGTTTCCTAAAGAACAAGAGGGGTTCATGACCGAGAAAAAGATTGCCCTGGTTAAAAACGAAGCCATTGGCCGAATTTCCTATGAAATGGGACTTCATAGATGGTTTATCATTTCCAAACACGCCGAAGAAAAACAAACGAGGACAAATCTTAAAAAGCTGGGTTGCCTGTTTGAAGCCTTTATTGGGGCGATTTTCGTAGATTTTAATAAAGTGGCCATTGATGACAGCCGTGGCCTCTTCGACACCATGTTTATTTCGGGTCCCGGGTTTCAAGTTGCCGAAATCTTTATTTCCAACGTTTTTAAAGAACATGTCAACTGGATTGAGCTCATTCAAAACAACGACAATTACAAAAACATCTTACAAATGAAAATTCAAAAAGAATTCAAAATAACCCCAGAATATTTAGAGATACAACCATATCATAACGATCTTGGTTATCATATGGGGGTTTTTCTTTGTTTAGGTCAGCAAGTATATTCTCTGAGACCACATCAATCGATTCCCATACAAAGATTCTCTTCTTTCAAAGAAATACATGAGATGATGTCGTTTCATGGGAAAGTGTTTATCATGTTGGGTGAAGGATTACACAAAATCAAGAAAAAAGCCGAACAAACAGCATGTGAAATGGCTGTTCAATATTTTGCTTCTTTTCGCACTTAGTAAAGCTCTCTGGAAGCAATATTTGTCTCCATTGTTTGTTGTTTATGAGTTGAGTTATAGTACAAAAGTATTCCATAAAATCTCCTTTTTTTATATACGATTGAAAAATGGATATTATTAAAAATCTTGCCAAACGGAATCCTCCCAACACGGATTTCAAAGAAGGAGTGCCAGTGTTTGTGGGTCGTCGCGATGCGGCCGCCACTACCGCCACCAAAGAAGCCCCCAAAGAAGCCCCTACAATGGAGCCCCTTCGAGAAGAGGAAACATACCGAGCTCCTACCATAATTGACAGGACTAAAGATACAGAAACATCCTTCTTCAATAGGAAAACGTGGATGCAATCCAGAATGGCTTTCAAATCACGCCCTTTTGAATCCATCAAGGAAACAGTTCAAAAAGATGCAAAAGATACAGAACACACAAAAGAACTTCATGAGACTTTGCAAAACGAACCAAATAGCCTCCCAGACGTGAACGTCCCGACTGGAAAACCCATGGAACCAACAAAAATAAAGAAAATTCGGGTCATCCGTCCAAAGACGCAAACAGAAACAGGGGAGACGACTGGTTCCACTCAAGATCTCGAAAAGGTGCAGCAGCCGACACGACCACCTTTTTCCAAACAAATTGTTGTAAAACGGAAACTACAAAATGTTACCGGCGATGAAGGGACCTCCATAGCATCCCCACCATCGGATTGGATGCCAACACCTTTGGCTCCAGCTGCGGCCGGTCCCAAACCCACCTATGTTTTTTATAATCGGGAAAGATTTTTGGATAACTTCGACGAACTCTTCGGGAAATTCTTTCAAAACAAGGATGCGGAAATAGAAGGGGACGATGACATCAGTTGTGACAAACAAGCAGGTACCTCATCGCAAAAAATGGAACTCTTTTTACATCAAGAAATCGTAAAAAAATATATCAATCTCGATACACCATATCGTGGTATTTTAATCTATCATGGTCTCGGTTCAGGAAAGACCTGTACCTCCATTGCCATCGCTGAAGGAATGAAAAATCAAAAACCCATCTTTGTCCTCACTCCCGCCTCATTGCAAACCAACTACTACGCGGAATTAATGAAATGCGGCGACCCCCTTTATCGCATCCACCACTTTTGGGAATTCATTGACATTAAACAAAACCCCAAAATGCTCACTTATTTACACAATTCTTTAAATTTAAGCAAAGAAGCGATAAAAAGAAATGGTGGGGCATGGATCGTCCGCACAGGAGGGGCAGCCACGCACTCCAACTACGAGAGTTTGAAAGAAAGCGACAAGAATATGATCAATGAACAAATTCAAGATATGATTAAGAAGAAATATACTTTTGTGAATTATAACGGGTTGAATACCAAGAAAATAACATCTCTTACTAACAATCACACAGTAAATCCTTTCGACAATGCCGTTGTCATAATCGACGAGGCGCACAATTTTGTCTTGCGAATTGTCAACAGTCTTAACAACGACAAACCGAACAAGACGGGAACCTTGGTGAAAAATCAAAAGCGTCCTCAGTCAAAAAACCATAATCTCGTATTGTATGAATGTCTTTTGAAAGCGCAAAATGTAAAGGTGGTTCTTCTATCGGGAACACCCATCATCAACTATCCCAATGAAATTGCCGTCTTATATAACATTATCCGGGGATACATCAAGACATGGAAGATACCCATTGCTTTCCATATGGCACAAAAGAAGATTACTACAGATGTTTTGTATGGGATTTTTAAAGAACAAGGTTTCCCTCTCATAGACTACATCGAATACAGTGGTAATACTCTTACATTGACACGGACGCCATACGGATTCGTCAATGTTTTCAGTGATACGGCCCCGCGGCCGGAGGTCGCTTCGAAATCCCTGATGGCGGTCCCACCGCCTCTCCCTCCTTCGCCTCCATCTGAAACTCCCTTCTCTACGTTTCCACCTTCTCCTCCTTCCATTCTTTCAAAAATGGATGAAATGAAAGAAAACTCTGACGTTTTCAAAGGTTACGAATCTTCCACCGATCCTGCTCCCACTGAAAACAAATCTGTTAAACCTGTCAAAAGAACATACAAGAAAAGAGACCCATCCACCAAGTCTAAAAAGACGGATACTACGTCCACGGCGACGTCCACCAAAAAAAATATCACCATTCGAAAGAAAAAAGACAAACTCGCACCCAAACCCCTCGAAAAAATGGAAACCATCCAAGAAGTCCAAGAGACACAAGAGACCTCTCTCGAAAATACAAAAAGTAAATCCTCCTCCACCCCCATTGGTGGGGCCCTCCCTCAACCTGACCTTTTTGAAAGATTTTATTATAAGGGGATACAAAAGGACCCATCCGGGGAAATCGACGATTCCGTCTTCGAAGAGAGAGTCATCGAAATTCTTTCCAAAGACCGCTTCGTAAAAACAGGAGAGACTTCGATGGCCCGAGGCGTAGAAATCGAAAACAATCTTTGTTTTCCCGACAATAAAGATACTTTTCTTTCCATTTTCATCAATGAGAACACAAACACGCTCATCCCAAGCAAAGTCGAAATCTTCCAACGACGAATACTGGGCCTTACATCGTACTTTCGAAGCTCTCAAGAGAAGCTCCTCCCCAGCCTCGTTTTGGATGCTAATGGCAAGTCTTATCACACCGTTGATTGTCCGATGACTCCACACCAATTTACCATTTATTTGGGAAAACGATTGACAGAAATAAAAAATGATATCAAGAAAAACAATCTACGCAATTTGATGAACGTGAATGGAACATATCGTATTGATACCCGTATTATTTGTAACTTTGCCTTTCCAGAAGAAATCAAACGACCCGCACCCAAGGACACAGAAGAGGACGATTTTGTAGACGCGGTCGAAGTCGAAGAATCCGCCGCTGTGGGGAAAAACAAAACCCGGACAAAGAAACCTCCTGTAGTGGCCTCTCATCGCAAAACAGTGCGGAAAGAGGAGGGGAAGGAGGAGGGGAAGGAGGAGGATGCAAATGACGAGGAACAGGAAGAACCTATCGCAGAAGAGGAGGTTCCTGTTGAAGAGGTCGCCGAAGAGGCAGCTGAAGGCCCCATCCCTCCCAAACGAAAGACATATGATGATAGAATCAAAGAAGCCATGCAACTAATCAACAAACCGGAGTTTCTTTCTTTAGAGAACTTGCGTGTTTACAGTCCCAAATTTCATGCACTAATGTCTCACATTCAAAATGAGTCAGAGAACGTTGGATGCAACCTCATCTATAGCAATTTTCGGACCATTGAAGGAATCGGTTTGTTGCGTCTTGTTCTGATTATGAATGGATATGAGGAATTCCGTATTAAGAAATCTGGTGATGATTGGATGATCGATGGTGAATTTACCGCGACCAAGACGAAAAAGCGATTTGTCCTTTACACAGGAACGGAAACGAAAGAAGAAAAAGAAATCATTCGCAATGTCTACAATGGCCATTGGAATCGAATTCCTGGGGGCATTCGTCAAGGTCTTCAGGACATGAGCTACAACAACAACATATATGGAGAAGTCATCAAACTCTTTCTCATCACCGCGAGTGGAAGTGAAGGAATTAATTTGAAAAATACTCGATATGTACATATAATCGAACCCTATTGGAATTTTACACGTATTGAACAGATTATCGGACGTGCTCGACGTATTTGTTCCCATAGTGATTTACCTGAAGAACAAAGAACTGTCCAGGTGTTTATGTATCTTTCGAGCTTTCAATCTGATCAAACGAATGAATTGTTGCGAAAGAAAGATTCCGTAACCAATAGCGAACTCTTTGGCAAAAAGACGCTGACTACGGATGAGTATTTAATGGATATTTCCATCATCAAAGATAATATCAACAAGGCCTTGTTGAAAGCGGTTCAAAATACGTCGATTGAATGTAAATACTACAAAGGGGCTGCGGGGGCTGCTGAAAATACCGACGACCCATCAGATGTTTGTTTCACATTTGGTCCTTCTGCTTCTTTCAATTTCAGTACGTATCCCAAAATAGAACAGGATAAAGCCGACATTGCCAATGTGAACATACGCGATGAGACAGTCAATTTGCAACCGATTCGAAACCAAGGAAATGGCGAGATAGAATTTTACGTGAATACAGAAAATAAAAATGTATTCAAGAAAGAAGATGTAGACAAATATTTGCAAAATAATCAGAATGTTTTGATTCCAGTGGGAACCTTTCGTCAGGACGAAGATGGAAATGTAGAAATCATCGCATAATAAATGGTGACGGCATGTCATTGAATTAACCTATTACCGATGTTGTTTCATTAATAACTTTTCGTGTGTATAGGCCGTCTTGTTTGCCTTGAAGAACGAGAACTGGACCTTGACCGAGACCTTGACTGCGACCTTGACTGCGACCTTGACTGCGACCGAGACCGGGACCGTAAACGGGAGCGCGAATCCGACCGAGATACAAAATACTGAAGTTCGGTCGGTGGATTTGCACGTGTCTGACGAATTTTAAAAAGAGGCGAGTGTCCCGGTGGAATTACCGGCACAGACACCAAGTCTTTTAAATGAACTACCGCATTATCCAATCTCGTTTGGTATTTCAGCAATTTCTTGTTGCGTTTTGATGTATTATATTCGTCGTTTCCGGCATATACATTTTTGAATCTTTCCATGTATCCCAGTTGCTCTACGATGCTCAAAATATATCCAGAAATCCCAATGTTGCAAAAGGCGGATAGTCGGATGTTTTCTCCTTCACAGTCGACATTGGATGTTTCACCTTTCTGCAAAGAAAAAACAACATGATACACCGTGGAAGGACAAACATAACTTTCTTCGCGGTACACATCGGGGTAGCAAAGGAGTTTAAACATGTGTAGCGTTTCTTCTGGAGTCATCATGTTAGCATATTCTTTTTTATTCGAAAGGTATCTTTTCATGATTCTGCAATATTCCAATTCAGCATCTCTCACAGCATTCTTGTGCAATAAAATAGACTCTTCATAATCTTTGATTTTCAAATATTTGTAGGCGATTTGAAAGCTTTCATGGAATAATCGTCGGATGTTTTCACCGGAATCGTTTACTAAAAAGCCCAAGTATTCCATGATTTTAGAAGACATGGGAGACCCTTCACCGAAATCACACAAATGGATGGTCTCCATCATAATTGACTTGAAATATTGAAACAAAGGACTATCTTTTGTTTGTCCATTAACAACATAATCATTAATGGAACAACCACCATACACGAGATTTCGGATGACACTCGTACCTGCAAAGACTAACATGTCATAGAAATAGTCGGGGTCTATTTTTGTCAAATTAAGATAATACAAATTGGGGTTGACTTTTTGTCTTTCTAAATCGGTATCATAATAAAATTCGGTTCGAATTAGACTATTCGAAGAAATATTGGGAATGATCAGGAAGTTAGAATATAATTCAATGTCGAAATTGAGACTCTTGGTTTTCAGGCTTTTTTTGAATCCTCGTGTGTCTTTTGAAGAAGCGATGGAATGCAAAAACTTCTTTTCGATTTCATAAATGATTTCCGAAACAATTGGAACGTCTTCTTCTTGTGAGAACAAATCGTCTTCGTCTTCCTCATATGGATACCGTCTTATCAAACTAATGTCGATGTCACTATTATAATTTTTGGAACCGAATATTCCCAAATAGATTTCATTGAAATCGTATTTTTTTGATGTTGAAAAGAAATGATTGGAAAGGATTCTGTTGAATTCTCTTTCATTTGAGTGATTGTTTTTTTCCATAAACACTTTTAATAGGATAGCATACAAAATCGCATTTCGAACAAGCCACAACAAATTGGGAGCAAAACTTGTGTAAGAATAAGACCCCACTTTGGAAAGATAGCAATCTTCATCTAAAAATCGTGATACATCAATTTCCTCAAACACATTTGGATGAATGGTCAAGTCAAGAGACCGTTTTCTCGTTATGTTTTTTGCTACATTTTTCGAAGATTCCAAGACAACGGATGCCCGTCTCTTTATCTTGGTGTACGATTTTGTGTTGCCAATTCTTTCCACAAAATTCTTTAAAGATTTTCTGAAAGAGATACGATTATCCTTGATGTCGGAATATTTGTGGTAATTTTTATTGTAATAAATATAACATTGTTTGATAAATTCGTCCAAAACATGGATATTTTGTTGTTGTATGATGATTTCTTTCAAATTTTCTTCTTCAAGACGGTCGAATCCACTACGTAAGTCGTCTAAAATCCGGGTGAGCTTCGTCTTGTTTGTTTCATCCATGGTGTTGATTTTGTTATTTATTTCTTGTACCATGACCGCATAATCTTCGAGATAGGCCTTCTTCAATGATGGGATGTTGTATGGAATGAGTTGTTTGTCTATCACGTAAAAGTTGCCATCGATAGATTCATTCGCCAAAATCATTTTCTTTTTCTGAAAATATGTTATATACATTATCTAACATATTTTACGAATTCTTTCTATTCACGTTGTCATTTCGGCCGTTGCCCACTCACTTACAACCCCCCCGATGCCCCTCCATCTTCATGCATCATTCGATCCATTGCCGTCTTTCGTGAATGACATTCGCGACAAAGGCTGACTAAATTGGTAATGTCATTTGTTCCTCCTTTGTAAAGAGGAACCACATGGTCGACTTCGTAAAAGGCCGAGAGTTGTTGTTTGCAATGATGACATTTCCACCCTTGTTGAGCGGAAACGAACTTTTTCTTTGTTTCCGAGACGGATCTCTTATGAATGCTTCCTGCCCCTCCCCCAGATTTACGCATCGTCGGAACCTCGATGATGGGATGCGGGCCGCCACCAATATATGTTCCCGAACCCGCCCCCCAATTACTTTTTTGGCTGAAGTTTAAAATCGGACTCAACATATTGGCTGTTTGTCGGTCTACTGGCAAGTATTTGACATATTCATTCGAATTCGTAATAATTTGTTGGGCAGCGAGAGGATTCTTTTTTATCAAATAATAAAGAACGAAAAAGGCAAATGCAACCCCCAACATCTGGAAATATTTCTTCCATTGAATCATTTTTCGAATCAATAAACCTTCATAATAAATATTCGCTATTACCAAAGCGGCTATTAAAAATATAAAAATCTCGACCCGCATATATACTATTCACGCAAATTTTATGAAGGCCGCTCCGGGAATCAGTCGTTTTTGATAGTCGTTCCTTCTTTTTTTTTTAATACTTATTTCGTGCTTTTGCATATTTGATAGTCGTTAATTTTACAATACTCGTCTAAAATCGTCCCACAAAACGATGATCGCATGGTTTCATTAGAGGATTTCATATTATAATGGTATCGTAGACAATTCATATACTGTTGTTGATAGCATTCATCACGTTGAGAAAGATTTTTTTCACAATTTTGTAAACTGCGAACAATGGAAAGATGGAATGTGTCTTGTAAATCCATAGATATTTTTTCGATGAATGGTGGTGGTGCTTTTTATTACAAGGTTTTTTCGTTTTATGTTTCTTTTAGACCCATGATAGTTTTATTTATTATTACTTTTATAAAATATGTGTTGCGTTTCACCTATCCCCATGACTGTTTTATTCTTGATAGCACGACTCATCTTTGTAGGACATATATTTTCACTTGCGGCCGCTTTTGCAATGGTTTCGTATTCTGCCAACAAATTATTTTGCAAAAAATCATCATTAAAATCGTCTAATTTCTTAAAATAAAATGTGAACAAACTACAGATACTAATCGAAATGACTTTAGAATTGAAAAAATTTGATATGCGATGGATCACATTTCGTCCTGATGAAGCCAAAGGACCCGTCGTCATCATGATAGGACGCCGTGACACTGGTAAGTCTTTCTTAGTTCGTGACCTCTTGTATCACCACAAAGATGTTCCTATCGGCACAGTGATTTCGGGAACGGAAGCCGGAAACGGCTTTTATTCTGCTCACGTCCCCGCTCTTTTCATCCACCACGAATATAACAGTGTTCTCATAGAAAATGTTCTTCGAAGACAGCGAATCGTCCTCAAACAAATGAAAAAAGAACAAGAAACATATGGCCGTTCAACCATCGACCCCAGATGTTTTTGTATCCTCGACGATTGTCTTTACGACAGCAGCTGGACACGGGACAAACTAATGCGGCTTCTTTTCATGAATGGTCGGCATTGGAAGATACTTTTAATCATAACTTTACAGTACCCTCTTGGCGTACCACCCGTGCTGCGATGTAACATTGATTATGTGTTTATTTTGAGGGAGCCTTCTTTAGGGAATCGTAAGAGAATTTGGGAAAATTATGCGAGTATGTTTCCCACCTTAGAGTCCTTCTGTAGTGTGTTTGACCAAACCACACAAAACTACGAATGTATGGTAATCCACAACAACGCCAAAACTAACAAAATACAAGACCAGGTCTTTTGGTATAAGGCCGAAGCTCGTCCCGATTTTCGTCTTGGAAGTGCCGAATATTGGGAGATTTCGAAAGATATTGGAAGTGATGATGAAGAAGAATTTGACCCCAACAAAACGAAAAAGAAGAATGCGCAGCAAATCAATGTAAAAAAGTCAAAATGGTAGAGGTAGAGGTAGAGGTAGAGATAGAGGACATCGAAGGGCCTAACAGGCTCATAAAATTGATTTCTTTTCAACACGTGTTTCAAAGGTCAAACACATCTTCCACGAATCTTAAAGCCAACGAATCGAAAAAGATGAAAATGCTGTGCGACGAAAACAAAACCGAAATCATTCAAGACAACTCCACGACAATATTCTTACAACCCATCTTTGCGAAGTTTACTGCCTTGGCTCTTCGAAAGATAATAGCTTGTCTCAAATATAAACAACGTATTTGCGCCTTTAGAAATGAAATAAAAATCCCTCCCCTTGGGACACCCATGGTTTGTTCTCATTTGGGTGAAAGCATAGACTTGGACGACATCATGTATTATGAAAGAAAGAGACGAACGGGATGTTTTGGAAGGAAACATAAAATATTGACTGACGTTGAAAAAATCAAAATTGGCTTTCTCAAAATTCAAAAGTACGATGTAGATTTTGAATATCATCGGAATCGGATTTTCAAACGAGTGTTTCGCCTGTCCGTTATCGACAATATTAAGAAAAAACACTATATTCGAAAAGGGGAAGAATGTCCCATTTGTTATGACCCCATCTTTACAAAAATGAATGCATTTATAACGAAATGTAGTCATTGTTTCCATTACAAATGTATTCAAAATCACTATGATATTAATTTTAACCATTTGGGCGAATGCCCCATGTGCCGACAATCGGTTGGTTATTACGAAGAAGTCATCAAATTCAGATACCCATATTCTTTGAAAGGTTTCGATGTCCTGGAAGATTTTTGGAATAACATTGACAGTCTTATTCCAAAAAAATGCTATCGACGCGAATGGTCAAAGTTCACCCATATCCACGATTTGGGTATGAATGAAGATTGTCAGTTTTGTCGTTCGTATCGACAAACAGGAAAAGACCATCGATTGTTTTGATCCCCATTAGAAAACTGATATTATGACCACACCATAAGATGAGCCGGTGGCAGAAAGCATCCGAAATAACATAAATACATATCCTCTTAATTAGTAGAATCGTCGTGATTGTTAAATTATTTACCTGTCTGCACTTCCTGATGAACACCTCTTCTATTTTTTATGAATGTTTGTCGAACAAAGACCCCAGTATTCAAAAAAGTATCGAGGACATCAAAAACTATACCATACAACAACTCGTCTTAACGTCCTTTATATCTAAAGACGCCCCCAAAACGTTTCACCAATTCGAACAACAAGCTCCACCTTTTATAAGAAACAGTATCAAAGAAATAAAAACAGAAATATTAGGGAGCCTTTTGTTGAAACAATCCGACGTTACCAGCGAACATGGATTCTCCATCGAATCAATTCCTGAAATGAATGAAATATATGTATCCGTAATTCATGGACGAGGATCCGACAAAATCTTTGAAACACCTCACATCGACGGTCCTTTCGGGGTCCTCCCCTATTGTTATGTGTATCGTTGTGTTGTCGGTATTTCAAAGAACACGACCATCTCCACTTCTTTCCCAAATAAAGGGATTTCATATGTTTTGGACAGAGGCGACTGGGTGGCATTCGACTATAACCGCGAGAAACATCATATAACCGTTTCGAAAGATTTTTCGAATGAAGGGGCAACAGAGGGGGCAACAAACGAAGAGAGAGTTGTTATTAAACTGCATTACATCATGTTTCCTCATAGGCTGCCTTTGCAAGTTGTCTCCGTATACAAACAACTTCATATTTTTTATAATAGCACAATGAGATGGTTGTTTGTTCTTTCGCAAATTCCATCTAATAACCGAAACCCTTTGAGAAACATATTAGCGGGGATTATTTGTATGGGTTCATGGCTGTATCAAAATTTGTGGAGAGGATGAGGAGAAAATGTAGAAGGGGACTTTTTATTATTTTGTCCCCCCTCCACATTCAAAACGCGTACAAAGAACGTTCGATGCCGAGGAAGCGGCATACTTCTTCATCCGTCCATTGACGGTCCAAAGGGACGACAGGAATCAATTTGCATGTATTCTTGTTTATATCAAGACCCTTTTTTAAAATCGCAAGCATTCGGTCGGCGAAGTCCGTCTTCAGATAGGTTACCAATGAATTGGCTTCCGATTCACTGTTAACACGAAAACTAACATAACTACTGTTATATATTTCATCCGGTCGGCCGACAAATATCTCTCCGAAGGATCTTGTACAGGTCCGTCCACCGTTGTATGCACGAGGTGTGAGAACGCGCCAAAATCGTTGTTCATCTTTCATTTCAAAATGTTCTATGTATTTTTTTCTTCCATTCGATTGCACATATGAAACATAACAAACAATCGCGTCCTCCCCGGGGATATCCATCAGACGAGGGTCGTTAGTGGGAACTTTGAAATAAGTGGTAGGATAAAACAATGTATCCAACATCGGCAAATTCATCGATGCCGGTTTTTCCACGGAGGCGATTCGAATGAGAGAGTGGTAAATGGGGTCGGCGATAAAATCGATGAATAGGTCGAGAGGATATTCATGTCCATTGAACAAACAAGGACCGAAATGTTGATTGCTCTTTAAAAAATAATTCACTCCTCCCACAATTTTCACATCGATGTGAAAGAAATCGACAGAATCGGGAGTGTGGCGGATAAATTCAATATCCTTTCTGGTAATCATTTCTTTTCGAAATTTGTCGAGTCCTCGTCCTGCAACAAACCATCGCGATGGAATAACAAATAACAATCTATCACATCTATCGATGAAACGTTCCACGAAAAGGTGATAGATGGTTTGTGTATTTCGGTTTTTGGAATAAGGGGGATTTCCGAGGACGACATTGAATCTTTCGACTCCCCACTCTTTGTGCGGGTCGAGGCGGAGAACGTCGCCCCCATACAAATGAATGTTGTATGATCCGGTGGGGTTGAAAATCCGATTACACGCGGCCACATTGCTGGCATTTAATTCAGCCATATAAATCATATTTTCCACAATGTGTTTTTTACGTAGGGTCTCATCGGGAATTTGCTTCTTAAGACCGTCCATCAACCGCAAATAAACGGCGACGGAGAAATTGCCCATACCACAACCTACAATGTCACCCCATTTGAAAGATTTTTCAGTGAATATACTCTTTTTGTTTTTTTTGATGTATGAGGCGTCTAAATCATCCAACATTTCAAACACGAGTTTCATAGGAGTAAAGACTTCCCCGAATATATGTTTCTCCATTTCTTTCGGTTTTAAAGAGATGTCGATATATTCGAGTAATTCTTTCGGAGTGTCAATCGAGAATCGTATTTCTGTGGTGGTCATTGGAAAGAAAAACGATTCCAACAATTATATTACATATGAAAGATTAAATATACGTGAAAATTACGGAAAGAGCACAATCACGCTCGCGCGTGTTAGCTCGCTCAAAAATCAAACTCTCCCATTTGACCTAATATAAATCCAAAACCCATTCCTAACGCCAAAATGCATCCAAAAATCATCAAGGCAAAGGCTAAAATAACCTTACTCTGGTCCCGTTGGTCTTTTGCCTTTTTCTTTTCACCATTCCATAAAAGAAATCCTGGGACGAAAAGGCAAAGTCCCACAATGATAAATAGGATGCTGGAAAGATGGATTCCGATTCCAAGGCCGAAACCTGTGCTGACGTTTTCTTTCAAATTGCCGCCTTTGAATTTTCTTGTCATTCGACCTCACAAAAATTTCAATTATATAATGAAGCAAGTTTTTTTTTGCAAGGAGACGATGGTGGATATAAAGGTAAATTCTTTCATATTACATCTTTGAAACGCCCGAGCCGCAACCGACCACACTTCCTAAATGAAACTCTACATCGATGAAAGAGAAAGGGATTTGTATTCGAAATGTTTGGAAATCGCCCGACAACATTTCCTCATCCCATTCGTTCAAATCGTATCCACCGTTTTGCATATCGGCGACATTTATATTACTACCGATGAGGATCAACATCTTTGTGTTATTGAAAGAAAGTCAATTGCCGATTTGTTGGCCAGTATCAATGACACACGATACAAAGAACAGTCCCATCGTCTCACCCATTCAACTCGTCTTCATCCGCACACAATTGTGTATCTTATCGAAGGTATGATGAATCAAACCAAATCATATGATGAGAAGAAGCGGGTTTATTCAGCCATCGCCTCTCTTTCTTTGTACAAAGGATTCAGTGTATTTCGGTCGAGTTGTCTCCAAGAAACGGCCGAGTTGTTGGTTTGGATTGCATCTAAAATAGGCAAAAACTATGAGAAAAAAATATATCCCATGTATCTTTCAGGAGTCTATGGTCATCCCAATTGTGAGCCCGTGGTCGTAGAGGCTGCGGCCTCGACCCCCCTTTCACATCTTGAGGAAGAGATGCAAAAGATGATATCGTCGAACAAAGAATCACAAGAAGCCATCATAGAATCGTCTTTGTCTTCTCAGGAACTGACTCTTCCTCCTCTTTTGAAATCAAGTTCGGTTAATGTACTTTCAGTGAAGAAATCTAAAAAGGAAAACATCACACCGGACAACATCGGTCTTTCCATTCTTTCACAAATCCCATATGTAAATATAACCACGGCGACAGCTGTGATGGAAAAATATGACCATTCTTTGAAATCTTTGGTTCAAGATTTGCAAGCCAATCCCGATTGTTTAAAAGACATGTCGATGAAAGATAAAGATGGCAAAATGCGAAAGATTAGTTCCACTGCTCTGAAAAATATACGAGTTTATCTTATGAAGTAGGGTGAGTAACAGTGGAGGCCATGACAGGAGTCGTTCCTCTTTATTTCATGACCAGGTTCATTGAAGACCGTCTCCTCGCAGAATACCCCACTGTGAAAGGTGTGTTTCCTCTTCGTAAGTCGAAATTCTGGTTCAACTCATCATCTAATTTAAACACCGTTTTAAAACGTGTCACGTCAACCATGTTAATTTTGGTGTCGTCTGTTAAAACATTGACCAAGTAGCTTGTATCATAAATGCTAAAATATCCTTCATTCACTCCCTTCATATATCTTTCAAATTCACCACGATTGATGACCCGATCAGGACCATGTTTGATCTCAAAGATATTCTTGGCATCATTAATTTCATAAAAAACAGAACGGTCAATCCTCATTCCATTTGCGAGAACACGTCGATTCAGTTCGTTGTCCTCGTATCCCCAAGAATAATAATTGGGAAATCCATTAATTCTTTCAAAATCCCTTGCCAAAATGGACACGATACCTCCTAACAAATAGGAGAACCCATAAAAGTGTTTGACAACCCCGGGAGTAGTTGTGTAATCGGGAATAGTGTTTTCCGCCACGGGAGTGATGTCGACGTCATTAAAAACGAGGGTTATATTTTTGTAATCATTGGGATATAAATCTTTCACAACTGATAATCCCAGGTTCTTCATAGCACCTCGATTGAAAGGCATGTTATCTTTTTGATGAAGATAAAAGATTTTCCATGCATTTCCATATTTGGAATTCAAAATAGGGGTCATTCTTTCGTTAAATATATCTTTCTCTCGGTCTCTATCGCGAAAAGGAACGATGAATGCAACAACAGGATAGGAAGGCGAGCGAAGCGAGCCTATAGAAGGTTCCTCTTTCGTGGCCTCTTTCGTGGCCTCTTCGGTGACCTCTTCCGTGGCCTCTTCGGTGACCCATTCGGTGACCTCTTCCGTGGCCTCTTTCGTGACCCCTTCGGTGACCTCTTTCGTGGCCTCTTCCGTGACCTCTTCGGTGACCTTTTCCGTGGCCTCTTCGGTGGCCTCTTTCGTGACCCCTTCGGTGACCTCTTCGGTGGCCTCTTCGGTGGCCTCTTCCGTGGCCTCTTCGGTGGCCTCTTCTGGATGAGTATTGTCGTCATCCCATGTAGGTTCATATTCTTCCTCATCTACAAGAGGATTTATGAAAGATTCATTCTCATTCACTGAAGAAGTAGTCGACATGATTATGTTGTTCAAAATAATATATAATATTCTATAAAAAAATACAAATAAATCAACACGAAAACACCATCTATTACCTCACCACCACCCTTTCACGTTGCATGAGTCATAAAGGATGCTCAACAGGGACTTGAACATGGAGTGTTTGTGATTTGTCAGCATACTTTTTCATAATACAAGGTGGAATCAGTTCGTCACGAATCGACATCAATTTTTTAAAACATTTTCCAATGGTAACTTCACTAACACCACAAATATTTTTGATGCATGATTTGGATATTCCTAAACTGAAAACACTGGAAATAAAATACAATATACCCGCGGTCGATGATTGGGGTGTGTTGTCACATAAAATGTCCATCTTATCCGTCTTTTGTGCAATGAACTTGGAAAGAAGAGTCAGTTCAACGGATATATTCAAACGGCTACAATATCGGTCCATGAACAGACTCGTGGAGGTAGTTTTGAAGTCACTTTTTTGGTTGCTGTCGACATTTCTTTCAATGTTATTTAGAATATTGACCGCCTTGCTACATCCGTTGCTGGCACTTTGTTTGTCCAGTTTAAAGATTTCGGCGATTTCATGTGGCGTTCGTGGGCATCCATTGATCCGACAACTTATGTATATCGAGGCCGCCTTGATGCCATCGCGATTCACACCTCGAAACATTTTCTGTTCGGAAATGTCTTTGTGAATGGCGATAGCGGAGTCGATGAAAATCTTGGGTATCCCCGAGTTTTGTGCCATTGTCGAAATAAACTGGAACTCTTCATAGAGGGATTTTTCGCGATGAGGAGCTGAGGTCCACTCAGTCCATTTTCGAATTCTCTTCATTTCAAAAGAAGAATATCGATTACAAAGAATCTTACATCCGAAGGAGGATTCCATCAAAAGTGGATTGATTGGGTTGCCACAACGTGTGGGGTCGTTGGTATTTTTGTTGTCTCCTGCGCCGTAGTATCTCCATTCGGGCGAATAATCTAACAAGGTTTTATTCATGATTCCACAAAGGGGATTGGGACAAGTAGGGAATCCATCGTCCATAATAATCAATACGGATTGACAGCTTTCGCAGTGATTATTTTCAGTTGGTTGGGATTCGTGAAGGCGAGAGGTGGAGGTTACGAGTGATGCCGTCTCGATAGAAGGTGAGGAATGTGCACTATCGGTGAGCGCTATTTCTTCTTCTTTAAAAACATTCCATATGTTTTTGTCGATAATGGGTTTTTTGAATTTCTTTGTGGTCGACTGTGAATGTCCTTGTGGTTTGGTTTTCTTTGTTGTTGAAGATGTTGACGTGGAAACATTCATCTTTCTAATATTATTTACACACTTTATATTTATATTGTTTGTGCGCATCCAATCAATTTTATTGATAGAAAAAAAAGGTTGTCATGGATATTTTTTTGTCATGGATATTTTTGTGTTTTTGGGATGTGTGAGATAAAGCTATTTTTATATATCTTCAGCAAAATAAATAAACCACCATTCCAGAGTGGATGGGTCTCCTACATCACGATAGCAAGGGAACAATCGATAAGTATCTTTTGTTAACCCGTATTTTCTTTCATTGGACATTTCAGCAGTGCTATAAACCCTTTTCTTAGAACGAATGATGGCTTCATAAAACCCATGGTCATTGGGTGTTCTTTTATGGGGTCCTCTACCCTTTTCCACTCGTCTCTTTTCTTTGAACTCTCTTTGATAAAACTCTTTAGCTTCTTCTTGTGTGTTGAATCGGACAACTGACGGCTCCTGTTCTTGAGAGACTCGGTTTTCTTCATCACCACTCACTGAAAATCCATCATATTCATTGGGATCATTAAAGGTGTCGTACCCTGTAAGCTCACCATTAGAAAATTTGGTTGTTTTAGAATTCCATTGAATGCTCCTATCTTCGAATCTACTTTCCCATAGTTTCTCGTATTTTTCTATGCTTTCAATGTTGGTATAACAAATACTTCGACCATTGTTATCGTAACCCGTATCACGACCTACGAGACCTTGTATAACAGCTGTGTCATCAGGTGTTGTACAAAATCTTTCATACAACACGCCCAAATATTCTTTTTTAAGTGTTTTTGCACATCGTAGAAGCTCTTTCACAAAAATGAATGTATGTTTGGCAGGTGGGAGGCTCAAAATAGAATTGATGTCCGTGATACAACTTTCACCATCATATGTTATAAAATCATATTTGTCCGGGGTATCAAAAACCATCCTAAAATTTGCCATCGTTGTGCCTTGTTCTCCCCCTTTTTTAGTTCGAATGATGTGATAGTGGGGATCTCCAAAGGCATCAATGTCATTCTTCATTTCTCGAATGTTGTCGACTGCTGTGGAACCTCGAGCGAGTTCTTTGAATTGTTTGACACGCCCCTGATTCAACAAATCACTGGAACTTACGTACCCTTTCCCAACTTCAGCTAATATTTTTGTCGATGCGTCCTTCCATCGCATTAAATCGTAAATCGTTCCGTCTGGGGTAGCCGTGAACTCCAGTATTTTGACATCATTTTCATATAATTTGTTTTTACTGAGCAAACCGGCATTTCGGAAAGATTTATAAATCGTCTGTTCTTTCTTCGCAGCAATTTGAATTTCATCCATGATGATAAGAATATTCTTTTGGTTTAGGATTTCATCGGCAAAAGTATGGGGTAGTTCACAACGATGATAGACCCTCTTTTGTATACTTTCAGGCATTCTTTCTCTGGTTTGTGCTTTCCATTCTAAACTCGACAAACCGGTTATGATAAATATGTTGTCAGTGGAAATCAAATTGGTTGAATCCTCAAGAAGTCTTCGAATGGTTGCACACATACTGCCCGTTTTTCCCGACTGGGTTTTTGAAATAACCATAACATTGATGATTTTCCGGTCGATGAAAGCGGTAACAACATTGGCTCCTATTTTTTCCTGATTGGGATGAATGACAACCTTATTTTCATTTTTCAGCAATTTGAGTTGATTCAAAAGAATGTTTTTCTTTAGTTCCATGTTTTCTTGTTCTTCCAAAGTGTAGTCATACCTGCATCTTTCGGAAATGGTTTCCATCTTTTGGAAATCAGGGTAATAGAGAATATATTCCCATAGTTTGTATCGGAATAATTTCTTTCAATTTTACATGGATGGAATGGCTTCAATAAAAGGGGGTTCAAAGTTTCTCTTGTAACTTGTTAAACAAATTGGGGTCATACACCAATTTACCTGTAGGTTTGTAATTTGAAATGGGTGTGAATTGTTTCCCCCCTTTCGATTGTGACAAAGCCACATCCACCATGTTGGACTGTCCTTGAGAGGAGTGCTGTATATTGAAAAGCCCATCATCAGGACAGTCTTGTTCCTTTTCTTTGGTTTCGACGATTTGCCCTTTTTCATCAATAACCTTACCCGTTCGTTTCTTTACTTCCGCCCGAACGTATTGAGGTATCCAGTGATCCCAAGAGATAAAAAGTGTATTAGGATGAACATATTTAACTCTGAAGCCATTGTCTGCCAATTTGCTTACGATGTATGCAATACAGTCAGAACAATCATAGACGGGCTCACCGAACAAAAAATCGGGCACAATAAACCAAACGTGTTTTTCGCGTGTCTTGTTCCTCGCTGTTACCTTTATCCGTTTATGAACACGAGCCAATATTTTGTTAAACACGGACAACTGTTTTAAATCGCGTTGATGATTCTTTTCATACAACTCATCAATAGAAATTTTGCCTTTCGATTCGACTTCTTCGGGGAATAAAAAAATACTCATATGGTTTCTTATATTTTGACCAGACAAAAAGATATAAACGATTTATCGAAAAACAAAAGAATAAAAAGGGACTTACTTGTGATGTCGACGACTCATTATGAAACGTTGGGTGTTTCGAAAGATGCAACCGAGGAAGAAATTAAAAAGGCATACCGGCGACTGTCTTTGAAATACCATCCCGACCGCAATTCATCAGCGGAAGCGCTCGAGAAAATGAAAGAAATCAACACGGCGAACGACATTCTTTCAAATCCCGAAACACGACGACAATATGACTTCGAACTTGCTGGAGGTGGAGGTGGAGGTCCCGGGGGCATACATACTTTCTTTCATATGAATATGAATGGAGGAGGAAATGGTGGGGAGTTTAGTGGAGAGTTAGATTTGAATGATGTTTTTAAAATGATGTTCCAACATGGGGCAGCAGGGAATGGAACCAATCATCCTTTTTTTCAACAATTCAACAAACCACCTCCTATCGTAAAAAATATCCAATTGAATCTTTCACAAGTGTATGAAGACCTTCCTTGTTCTTTCGAAATCGAAAGATGGACGATACGAAACGGAGTGAAGACAACCGCAAAAGAAACTGTTCAGGTGACTGTCCCTGCTGGTATCGATCATGGAGAGATTTTGATTGTGCGAGAGGGGGGAAACGTTGTAGAGAACGGTTCTACTACAATTCGAAGCGATTTAAAAATGGTGGTCAATGTTCACAATGACACTATTTTTCAAAGACAGGGGTTGGATTTGGTGTACAAAAAGAAACTTTCTTTGAAAGAAGCATTGTGTGGATTTCCTTTTGTGATTGATTTATTGAACAAGAAACAAGGCGGAGGAGGAGACGGTAAATTCCGATTTCATCAGAAAGAGATTGTTCATCCGAATATGTTTCAAAAATTTGCCAATATGGGCATGGTAAAAAATGGGCAAAAGGGGAGTTTGATTGTGGTTTATGAAGTTGAATTTCCAAAAACGTTGGATGAGTCGAAACGCGATATCCTGGCAGAGATTTTATGAAGCGAGCGAAGCGAGCCTATATCCGAGATTCCTTCTTAAACCATAGACCATACCTTCACGGGGCTCGCTTCGCTCGCCTTGACATTCGTTGGAATATGAAAAAAATATTATTTGGGTTCTATAATATAAAATATGAGTTCATTCACTTCAACGACCTCCCCTGCTTTAGCAAAATCAAATGAAGCTACCTCCAATGCCACATCAGCCACTTCTGGAGGTGCCGCATTTCGTCTACCCGAAAGTAGCACTCTCCAACGTGCTGCTCAAATGGCCATTATCGATGATAAACCTATCATGATGGACTACTGGAAACAATCACTTGAGAAGACGGTTTTGATTGGAGTGAAAGAAGACAAAGAAAAACTGCTCGTCAAGAGTGAGGAAGAATACACGAGCCCCATACAAAAAATATACAAACTCCCCAATGAGAGTGACTATATCATTGTCACCGAGAATTCGATTTACATCGTTGATGTAAACATTCCAACCAAGAAAATTTCCGCATAGATGTTTCTTTTATGATGTTTGATGCTCATCCATTACAACCATTTTTTTGATTACTTTGTTCACCTTGTTTTTCATTTGTGGAATGATATTGTTTGAAGAAACATTCATGCTTTCATTTACCAAAATTTCTTTCACGAATTCAAAAACGAACCGCAAAACTTCCTCTCGGCAATTCCCCACGATGATGCAACTCCCTGTTCGAAACACCATCACGGAGACTTCTGTGTATTTTTTCGATTCAACTAAATCGCAAACTTTCATGTGTTTATCTTCCATCAAAATCCGACCCCTCTGTTTTTCTTTGTCCAATCCGTTTTGATTATGAAAATAAAACCGAAACTTGACTCCCGGATAGTTGCAGGGGTCATACGATGTTTCTAAATTATATTTTGCACTGTTTAGGATAGAATATAATTTTTCACGATTCACAAAATATCCACAATTGAAATTGGAGTTGATTAAAACATGATCCTCGTGTCGATTATCGAGAAAATGCAAATGGGTGAGAGTAGATGCCTCATCAGGAATCTCCTCCACCGCACCCCTTTCATAAAAGGGTGACAATAATTCGATAACCATATTTTTTACTTTACTCAGGAGTTCATAGTTGACCACTCCTGGAATCTCCAATTTGCCTGTGTTGAAAATCTTCACGTGGAATTCTTTAAAATTCCCTTCATGTCGGAAACGCAACACAACAGCCATACAATTGTAAAAGGCATTCTTTTGTTTGTTCTTTTGTGTGATAATATCTTTCTTGGAAATACCCACTGTAATTTTTCGTTCGTCTTTGAATTTGATGGTTCGTGAGGTTGGATTGTCAATTTGTTTGATGAGGATTTCCTGAAAACATGGAATGGTTTGAATTTTCTCCTTGTAGACTTCCAATTCTTCTTTGCATTTGAATACGACTTTGATTTGCTTCTTGATGACTCCCGTTTCTGGTTTCCAATATTCCAAAATCGGAATCTTCCAAAAGATGGTATGGATGTCGACAGGTTGATTCAAGAAGAGTACCTTTGTCTTCGTAGAGATGTTTAAATGATAGGGAATGACATTCATCAATGAGGGAGCCAAAGGAGCGACTGATGGAGACACCGAGGCTGGTTCTTCTGTGGAAGACAAAAGACTGGATGATTCAGGAGGTTGGACAAGAGGGACCGACGGAGGGACCGACAGAGGGACTGACAGAGGGACCGACAGAGGGACTGACGTGGGGACTACTGGATGCGATGATTCGTCACCCTTGTTCACCTGTTTGTTGGGCGCGTTTTCTGCCATGCTTATGGTTGGAGCCTCGGTGGTCGCGTTATACAAATGAACATCCATACAATTTTGAGATTTCAAAAAGTCTAACCATTCTTCATCCACTTTCGAAAAGGTGTTCATCTTTGGTGATTCAGAAGAAGGCATTTAATGGAACACAGTTTGTCTTACTTGCTTTTCAAATATAAATAGTCATTATATATTTTAATTCGTCTTTCATTGCACTCAATTTTATGAAAGGAGTGGCACACAATGCAGGCTTTATCGGTCATCCCACAAACGAAAAATGTGTTTCTTTCGATTCACATGAGGTTTCTTACGGGTCAACTTATCACGTATTTTATCCGGCCAGTTTTCAAAAGGCTGGAGGTGGGTGTGGCGACCATATTTACCACGTCTATTCTTTCGGGTGTTTCGATAATAGAATGGCTTCGTGGTCTCTGCCTGCACAGGCTTGGGCGGCATCGAAGGATTGTAGTTTAAAAACAATATTTCATATTCCTTGTCATTCTTTCGGTTTTTCAATTCTTTGAATTTCATGTTCTTCTTTTTTAAAATGTCTTCATAAAACTCTTGGTTTCCCACACAGTTCAATGGAAACCGTTTTAACAATCCCGTTGCTTTTAATTCTGTTTTTTCGTCAAGTTCATATAAGAATCCGATCATGTCATCATAAGTTTTCACATTGTGATAAGGCACTTTAGAATATTTGAAAGAATAAGTGTAATAAAACATAGTATGAATACTCGCCACAGATATTTGAATATTTTGTGAAGTGAAAGAATTAAAGCTGTTGCATCCCATTGGTTCATAAATATATGTATACGGCTTGTTGTTGATTCGTATTTCAAAATGAACGGGAATAAATTCGGCGAGTTCGTTGTGTTTAATCACACGAACCTTGCGAATGCCTTGGTCCATTAGCTTTTCTTGTACCATCTGTGCTCCCATCTGGCTGTTTTGGTATAATGCTTCAAAACATTCGGGCATCGATTGAAATTTTTCCGCATATGAGTTGTTTACTTTTTTAAATGTTTTAGCATAGATATGACAAGCGTACTCGCCAATGAAGACTGCACCTATGTTTGTCAAAGCATCTTTAACCATGATGCTTACACGATCTTCGAATGTGGTATCCTCATGGGCCGGGACCGGGGCCGGGACCGGGGCCGGGGGCGATGCGGGTCGGCTTTCTTCGGTTGGACGAGGATAGAATTGGTTCAAAAGAGTAAGACGCGAATACACTTTTTCCCATCGAGCCGTGTGACCTAACGGTTTGGAGAGTTCATTATGAATGTTCATTCTTAAAAAGTCGATGGGACAATACAAAACACCATTGATGTGAATAGCATCCTTCTTTATATTTTTGTAAATGAGTGGAGGCAAATATGTTATGTCCATGATGGGAATGATATCAATCATCACTTTGAAAGAATTGTAATGTAACCCCGATTTGGCATACACATTTTCTATCCCATTGGCCAACAAATAATCGGCCAACTTTTTTACGTCGACCAATGGTTTTACAGAGTATGCATCGTAATCGGGAATGTCAATATCATCATTATAAAACTGGACATGTTTCGGGAGTACATTGTTAATGGCAGCCCCACCATACATGATAAGTTTGTTTTTTTTAAGAAATTCGTAGACATGGAATCGTATATTTTGAATGAGCTTTTTGTCCATATTTTCATTCTTTAATTCCTCTTGCTTTCTTTGATTTTCTTCTACAGCTTTTCGAATGACTTGCAATTCATCCCCCACAGCTCGATACTTGTCATCTTGAAAATTGTTCTTTTTCTTTGGTTTTCCAACCTCCATTCGTATATATTTTCGTTATATTTTATGTTCGCATACGATGCCCCTTAAATCCATCCTTTTCAACAAATCTTGTTTGTGTAAAATTGATTTACTTTCGACCAGACAACTCATATAAACAACCCATATAAACAGATTGTTCTACATTATAATAGTTGTATTTGTTAAAATATGATAACGACAACTGTTTGTGCTTCCAACGTCGTCGTCGCACCCGCTGCTGTCGCCGTAAACGATGGTGCAAACAAAATAAAGAAACAAACAAAAAGAAAGATTAAATTTGTACCAGCACCTGAGGTCGCCCCCGAAGCCGCTGGTCCAGAAACCCTCATTAAAGAATGCATCCAAGAAGAGCTCGAAAAAGAGGCAAAGGAGGCGGCTCTCGCGGCAACGGACACTGAAAAAGGAGTTTTGGAACATCTCGGGGAATACATTGACGAACCATTCGACATCCTCGAATCCTATTTCCGAGGCCGCTATTTAGAAAGATTGGTCCGCCATCAAATCGAATCCTATAATCATTTTATAAATTATCAAATGCAAAAAACAATAGAAATGTTTAATCCGCTAATTGTCCGATCCGAAAACGATTACATCGAACAACTTAACCAGTATATGCTGGAAATTCACATCGAATTCCTTAACCTACGAATGTGCCCCCCTCAAATTCACGAAAACAATGGAGCGGTAAAAACGATGTATCCTTTCGAAGCCAAACTCCGCAATTTCACCTATGCATCTACAATGATGGTCGATATATCCATCGAGTATATTATTCGCAACACGGAATGTATGACCACACCTCGTATCATCAAAAAGACACTTCATAAAATAAACATTGGGAAGATGCCTATCATGCTTAAATCGAACATATGTATTTTGAATCAGTCTAAACACATCGACCCCCGAGTCCTGGAAGAATGTCCGATGGATTGTGGAGGATATTTTATCATCAAGGGGTCCGAAAAAATCGTCCTCGGACAAGAACGTGCAGCTGAAAACCGGGTCTATGTCTTCGCCGGCAAAAACACGACCAAATGGGATTACTACGCTGAAATCAAATCCGTCCCAGATAATAAATGCATATCCCCTAAACAAATAGAAATTTTAATGGCATCGAAAAACAATGGATTTGGCAAGGGACTTTACATCAACATTCCACGTATCAAAAAACCCATTGAACTATTCATTTTATACCGCGCCCTCGGCGTCCTCAAAGATAAAGAAATATGTCAATACATTCTTCTCAATATCGAAGACCCGAAAAACGACGAACTCTTAGCTCTTTTGCAGGCATCCATCATTGATGCCAATAAACACATGTCCCAGGAAGATGCACTTCAACATATTACGTTGCATGTCGCCTATACGCCTCTCAACATGACAAAAGAGAAAGGTGCCCAGAAGAAACGTGAATTTGCACTTGAAGTTCTTGAAAACGACCTCTTCCCGCATTGTAAAACGGTCAAACAGAAGTTGTATTTCATCGGGTACATGACGCGAAAACTCCTCCAAACGAGCATCGGTCTTTTCCCAACGGACGACCGCGACTCGTATGTCAACAAACGCGTCGAGTTGACGGGAACCCTTCTCAACAATCTCTTTCGCAATTACTTCAACAAACTCGTCAAAGAAATGCAGAAACAAATTGTTCGCGAAATCAATAACGGTTCTTGGCGTTCCAACGACGATTTTGAAAATATTATTAACATCACCAATATTTACAAAATTATGAAATCGACAACGATTGAAAACGGGATTAATCGCGCCCTTGCAACGGGTGATTTCAGCATCAAACAGTCCAACAGCAGCAAAGTCGGCGTCGCCCAAGTTTTAAATCGAATGACTTACATGGCCAGTTTAAGTCATTTGCGAAGAATCAACACGCCGTTGGACAACAGCAGCGAATTAGTCGCTCCACGGAAACTCCACAACACAACCTTCGGGTATTTGTGCGCCATCGAGTCCCCTGAAGGTGCCTCCATCGGGGTCATCAAAAATCTTAGTTACATGGCGCATATAACCATCCCAACAACGAGCTACTCCCTCTATGAAAATATATTGCCTGCCATCACCCCCATCGACGACATCGGCAACACCCGTCAACTCTATAAACGGGTCAAGGTTTTCATCAACGGTGCCTGGGTGGGTATCACGGACCGTCCGCTCGAACTTTACCAAGAATTGAAAGATAAAAAGTACCGGGGGATTTTCAATATCTACACCTCCATCGTCTTTGATTTTAAACTCCTCGAAATACGCGTTTGTAATGACGGAGGACGTTTTACGCGCCCCGTCCTCCGTGTGAAAGACAACCGGGCGATTTTAACACAAGATGTCCTGGATAGGTTAAAACGTCGTGAAATCCAATGGAACGACCTCCTCACCAACATGCGAATTTCCGAGTCGGTGTTAGAATATATTGACGTCGAGGAACAGGGTTTTGCAATGATTGCCATGAAGTCCAAAAATCGTTACATTCAAGATGTCCACGCTCACATTCAATATACACATTGTGAAATCCACCCCAGTACCATTTTCGGGATTTTGGCGTCTTGTATTCCTTTCCCGGAGAACAACCAGGCACCTCGTAACACATATCAAACTTGTCAAGCCAAGCAGGCGATTGGTGTCTATTCTTTGAATTTCGATAAACGGATGGACAAAACTTCCTATGTCCTCACTTATCCATCAAAGCCTCTGGTAGAAACCCGCCTGTTCAACTTTATTAACTTGAATAGGGTGCCATCCGGGCATCAAATCCACGTGGCTATCATGACCCATACCGGTTACAATCAAGAAGACAGTATCCTCATCAACAAGGGGTCGATTGATCGTGGGCTTTTTATGGCCACGATTTATCACACTGAAAAAGATGAAGACAAGAATATCATCCGTGACGAAATCATTCGTTGTAAACCCGACCCTGAAAAGACGAAAGGCATTAAATTCTTTGGCAACTACGAAAAACTCGACAGCAAAGGCTTCATCCCGGAGAATACATTTGTCAACAACCGGGATGTCATTATCGCAAAAATAGTTCCTATCAAAGAAAACCGTAATGACCTGATGAAAACGGTCAAATATGAGGACCAGAGCAAGATTTACAAAACGGATGAGGAGACATATATTGACAAAAACTATACAGGTAGAAACGGTGATGGCTACAACCAAGCCAAGGTACGTTTGCGCACACTTCGAAAGCCCGTTATTGGCGACAAGTTTTGTGCCCTTCCCACCCAGGAGGTTTTGACTGAGAGAGGGTGGAAACAGATTCAGCATGTGGATGCAGAGTTAGACAAATTGGCCAGTATCGATGCGGAGGGAAATTTGTTGTATGAGCATCCTATTGCCAAATATGTTTTCAAACATGATGATTGGATGTATCATTTGGAAACACCTGAACTCAAGATTCACTGCACCTTGAACCATCGTTTGTATGTTCGATTTGCCCATTCCAACAACTTTGAATTGGCAGAGGCAAATGTTGTGCAGGGAAGAAAGGCGCAGTTTATGAAGGCTCTCCCGAATAACAAAATGGAAATCCGAACCATCTGTAGTGAGGCTAC